AATCTGGACCTCTTTACAGACGCCGAGCCGGGCGCGGAACTCTACTCCAGGGCCGCTGAAAGAGAGCAGGCCCGACTGTGCTTCGATGTCGTCACGGGCATGATCCGCCAGGAACCTGAGCTTGAACGGCGTGCGGAAATCTACAAGTACAGCGTCGTTGTGGCCGACCGGTCCTACAAGACGCTGTCCGCCGAGGCCGGAACGAAGCACGGGTTCAATGTCCAATTCCTGGTCAACGACGAACTCCATGCGCACCGGACGCCGGAACTCACCGAGGTCTTGATGACCGGGATGGGGAAGCGACTCCAGCCGCTTTGCGTCCACCTCACCACGGCCGACTACGAGCGTGAAGGTTCCGTCTGCAATCAGAAACACGACTACGCCAAGAAGGTTGCGGCGAACTCGCTGGATAGGATTGCCGGAATCGACGACCCAGCCTTTCTGCCGGTCGTCTATGAGGCCACGATCCAGGATGACTGGACGGACCCGAAGGTGTGGGCAAAGGCAAACCCGAACCTCGGTATCAGCGTTCCGGTGTCCTACCTGGAGCACGAATGCAAGCGGGCGATTGACGATCTCGGCTTTCGTCCGACGTTCCAGCGACTACACCTCAACATTCGCACGAAGCAGCGGTCCCGATGGCTAGCTCCGGAGAAGTGGCTGGCATCGGCTGGCGTTGTGGCTGAGGAAGCGCTCTACGGTCAACCGTGTGGAGGCGGGCTTGACTTGTCGGCCAAGTACGACCTAACGACCTGCGTCTATACGTTTCCGCAAGACGACGGCGTATTCAAGCTGCTGCCACGGTTTTGGATTCCCGAGAAGACAGCAGAGGAGCAGGAGCGGAAGAACCGCATTCCATACGCGCAGTGGGCTGCCGGTGGCTTTGTCACGGTTACGCCCCGGGGGTCAGTGGACTACGACTTCGTGGAAGCGGCCATCCGAGACGATGCCAAGCGGTTTGAGTTGCGGCGACTCGCCTTCGACCCATGGAACGCCAACGCCACCAGGACACGCCTAGAGGCGTATGGACTTCCGATGGTGGAGTTTGGCCAGACGCTGAAGAACTTCAACGAGCCCTCAAAGGAGTTTGCCAAACTGATGATCGAAGGCAAGCTCCACCACGGCAACCATCCGGTGTTGACTTGGTGTGCTGAGAACGTGGAGGTCTACACGGATGCCAGCGGGAACATCCGGCCAGTGAAGCCAAAGGAAGGGGCAGAGGGAAAAATTGACGGGATCGTTGGCGGCATCATGTCACTGTGGGCCGCGATGACCTCGATAGAAACTGCCGGCGAAAGCTACTACGAATCCAATCCAATCGAGTTTGCGTGATGCCCGCACTGACCCAACTTCTGTCTATCGAACTCTGCCGCGACTGCAATCTCGGCCACGTCCATACGGCATGTCCGAACAAGAACGCAGAGCGGTACGCGCACACCGACACGCACCGCGTCCTGAATGACGGCATGATCGTCCGGTTTGCTACGCGATTCTACAAGCGGGGATTCACCGGCCTGGTGGCGTGGCACTACTACAATGAGCCGCTCCTCGCCAAGGATCGCATGTTCCTCTTGATGCGACAGATCAAGGCCATCACGCCGCAGGCCCGCTTTCTGCTCTGGACGAACGGCACGCTACTTCCTGCCGACTGCTCGGACTTTGCAGCGTTCGGTCAGATTCACGTGACGGACTACACGCAGTCGGGGCACCGGCCAGTCAATATACCGTCGTTGCGTCGGGCGTGCGCCAACGTGCAGGTTCACTCGTGGCCTCTCGACAAGCGGCTGGTCGGCCTCGGTGCGGAGACTTCTACGCCATGCACCAGGCCGTTTACTGAGTTCATCGTCGATTACTTCGGGAACGTGCATCCTTGCTGCTACGACTGGCGAGGATTGGCGAGCGTCGGCAACGTCTTCACCAGCACCTTTGACACACTCATCGAACGATGGGGTGAACTCCGGCGGGCGATGTGCCGAGAAGCGATGACGGCAAATGCCCCAGAGGCATGTCGTCGATGCCAGTTGAAGTGCGGAGGGATTACTTCTTTCGACCAGGAAGCCAAGGCGAGGGCTATCGCGTGGCGCCAGGCGATGTTGGACGACCCGCCGCGAAGAAACCTGGGCAGGCCGGCTGTGGTATTCGTGTTCTACCGCAACCGACATTCCTCCAACCCAATCCCGCTCCAGCGGCTGGCGGACCACTTCGCGTGGAACGACAACTTCTACCGTGAATCGCGGTGCCGCGTAATCGTGGTAACGGCAGAGCAGCACGACGTGCCGGCCTATGCGGAATGCGTGATTTTCCCGAAAGAGCAGTTGCCAACACGCAACGGCAAGCCGGTCTTCTCGCTGTCACGCACGAAGAACGCTGGGATTGCGGCTGCCGTCAAGGCCGGCTTTGATCCGATCATCGTGACGGACCCCGATATTGCCTACACGGCCAAGGCGTGGCAGCGGTGCTTGGATGTAGCGACCAACGAGGCGGCCGTTCCTGTCTACTGGATGGCATCCTCCTTTGCCAACCGCAACGAGCGATGCCACATCCGATCGACCAAGACCAATATCGCTCACTTCAGCCAGTGCTCCAAGAGCCACGAAGACCTGGGGGCTACCGGTATGGTGGCGATGTGTCGGGAGAACTGGGAGCGGATACGGTACGACGATCGTTGTTGCGGGTACGGCGCCGAAGATGGTTTCCTGCTTCAAGAGATTCGCCGGGCAAAACTTAGGGAACTGCGTGACACCGTGATCTATCACATAGCCCACGTTCCTGGCATGCCACAAGCAAACTTCACGATCAAAGGATTCGAGCGACAGGACAGTTGGGACATGGCTTTCAACCCAATTAACTTCACTGGCAATCATCGGGCACACGCCGGAGGCTGAGCATGGAACACCGCTTGACGGTTCTCCACATCGAGACCACCACGGCCTGCAATTTGCGGTGCGGCCATTGCACGCGGGTGCTGCCTGATTACCAGGTGCATTCCATGCCGTGGGAGGTATTCGAGAAACTCATCCCGGCAATGCGAGAGCACCAGCCGTCCGTGTTGTTGAACGGCCACGGAGAACCGTTGGTACATCCAGACTTCCGAAGGCAGTTCGCCGCCGTCACGTCGTGTGATTGTTCGGTGAGGTTCCAAACCAACGGCCAGCGCCTCACTCGGGAGTTGACTGGGTGGTTGCTCGGGAGTGGGACATGGGAGCGGCTTGACGTGTCAGTCGATGGGGCGACCGCCGCCACCTACGAGGGCATCCGCAATGGGGCATCACTGGACGTGCTGCGAGACAACTTGCGGGCCTTCCAGATGCTTCGCGGAGAAGCCGCGAGGCCATCGCTGCATTTCGAGTTCGTCGTGATGAAGCAGAACATCGCGGAGCTTCCGGCCGTGGTCACAATGGCCGCGTGCTTTGGTGCCGAGAGCGTGCTTGTGACCGACCTGCAAGAGACCGCGGCATGTGCGGGCTGGAGTGCCACGACGGACCGTGAGGCACTGACGGAAGCCCTGATGGACGCAGCGGAGGTAGCGACCAACGCTCGCATTCATCTTCAGTTGCCAAGGCCATCGGCAGAGTTGGTTGGGCAGCCAGCCACATGGAAGCCGTGCGCATCCGAGACGAAGGTTTGCCGGACGCCGTGGAATGTCGCCTACGTGACGCCGGAGGGCAACGTACATCCGTGCTGCCGGATTGCAGCGTCGATGGGGAACGTCGCGGATGGCGGCCTTGATGCTGTGCTACACGGTGAGGCATGGCGTGGTCTGCTCGATCGCATTGAAGCCGGCGACTTGCCGGAAGAGTGTAGGGGGTGCCCATGGGTATGATCGCAGTCGTCCCCGCCAAGGCGAACTCAACACGGGTCCCAAACAAGAACTACCGGCCGTTCTTCCGTGGCATGTCCCTGGTTGACCTTCTGTTGTCGAAGCTCGCGGCCATCCTGCCGGGCGATCGCATCTACCTCAGTTGTGAAGACGAGACCAAGGCCGACGTTGCGGCCCTGTGGGGCGTGCGGTTTGTGAGTCGGAGTCGCTGGCTAACCGAGAACGACACCCCGTTGCCTGCGGTAATCCGCGGCATCACCGAGCCGCTGGGTGATCCGGATGATGATGTGTTCTGGTGCGAGGCCATTGATCCGCTGTTCAGCGGCCACGAACAAATGATAGTGGAATGGGATAGCCAGGTATCATTCGAGCACGACAGCTATACCGCCGTGTATCCGGTCAAGCACTACTTGCTCGATGCGAACTTTCAACCGCACGGCTTCGGCTTCGGGATGTGGCACGTTCCCTCGCAGAAGTTGGCGGTATGGTACCGGCTCAACTTCGTTGCCGCGATCCTGACCAGGAAGGCCATCGCGGAGTGCGGATACGTGACCGGACGCAAACCGGCCTGGTTTGAAGCGACAAACCAATTCATCGACATCGACACAGAAGAAGACTTTGAACTCGCTGCCGAGATGATGAAACGCAACTTGTCTCGCATGAAGAGGTGACGCAGTGCGAATGTGCATCGTAGGCAACGGCCCAAGTGCTTGCGGCAAGGGCGACGAGATTGACGCCTGTGATTTCGTTGTACGCATGTCTGGATGGTGGAGATCGGGGCCCGGCGACAGCGGACGCAGGCTGGACGCCTACGCTTGGTTCGGCGCACAAGAGCAATGCGAGGTGCCAGAGGAGTACGCCTTCTCTGCGTTCGAGCACTGGATGACACTGCCGGTTCAAAGGTGCTGGCCGCATACGACGCCCACGGGCGTGCAGCACGGCGGGCAGTGGAGCAACGTCGCGGAGAAGGCAACACTGCGGCCGATTCGGTGGGTCACGCAGGCCATGTGGAATCATGAGCTGGCCATGTTGACGTTGTTGTCTAAAACGAAGACACCGGAAGCGCCGCCGTCAACCGGGTTTACGGCTGTCGATATGGCAATCCACCTCTACCAGCCCACCGAGATTCTGTTGTATGGGTTCGATGCGACCACGAAGGATCGGGACGGTTGGTCGGACAACAACCCGCAATGGACCGACAACGGACCGCATGACCTCCATTTGGAAAAGCAACTCATCCACAAGCTGGCTGCCGAGGGCGTGTGGATCAATGGGCCATGCGGCGTGAAGGTGACTTGGCCCGATGACCCAATAGCACGAGAGGAATCGACGTGAGCTATCAGCGAACCGAAGAAGAGTGGCTGGCTGTTTGCGACAAGATCAGCCGGGGGCATTGTGCCCAGGGAGACAACGCCGGACCGCGTGCGACGTACCGTGAGGCGGCGTGCATGGGGCCGCTCATCCACGTACCGCCGAATCACGGCGACACCGTGCTTGACCTCGGCTGCGGAAACGGTCGGCTTGCCATGGCCCTCATCCTGAATGGGTTCTCTGATGTGAAGTACATCGGTATTGACCCGGTGGTCGAGTCCGTCGACTTTTGCCACGAGGCCTTTGCACCGTGGCCGAATTTCGAGTTTTGGCATGCGGACATCAAGACTCCGACCTATACGCCAGAGCAGGCCCGCGATCCGTTGACGTGGACATTTCCGCTTTATGACCGATCTGTAGATTGGGCGGCGGCAATCTCGGTCTTTACCCACCTGCAAACCGAGGCCCTTGCGGCGCACTACCTGAGCGAATTCCGCCGTGTGCTGAAGCCGGACGGCGTACTCTGGTCAACATGGTTTCGCTCGCCCCCCAACGAGCCGACAAGCATCGTGGAACGAACCGTGTTTCGTGAGGCGTGGATCGTGGATGCACTGAGGGGCTTCCGGTGGGAATCGACGTGGGGTGGGACGGGAACGGAGCAACACGATCAGTGGAACATCTTTGCGAGGAAGACATGACGCAACCGTACTGGTGCCCGAACCCATGGGAATGGCTTGACCTCACGATCCGGTGGGTGAGTTACGATCGCCTCGGCATGGCATTCTGTTCGCTCTGCTGGGCCACGCCTGAGGCATATCTGTATTTCGGCGATTCGACGCTAGAAGAAGGCGTTCCGCTAGAGGCACTGCCGACGTTCGACTTTGCGGCCTACTGGAATTCGCAACGCATCCAGGAGATTCGCAGGCTGTGGCTTGCCGGGGTAGTGCCGCCGATGTGCTCCGGGTGCCCGCGGCTTGCTGGAGGCGAACTCCCAGTAATCCCGCTGGCCGACGTGTCGGAGCCGTTCCACAAGCGGCTGATCGCCGAACGGCTCACGGAGACGCCTGGGCCACGCACCATCAATCTCGGCTACGACCCATCGTGCAACCTCGCATGTCCATCGTGCCGCAATCATCCGGTGCGATTCAACGTCGGCGACGAGAAGTACGTCCTCCTGGAAGCGTTTCAGGATCGCGTGATTCGCCCGATGATGAAGACGGCACGCTGGGCTTTCTTTTCCGGCTACGGTGATCCATTCGGTAGCCCGCTCTATTGGGACCTCTTGCAAATGATGGACCCGGCAGAGCACCCGGAGTTGGATCTGGTCTTTCTGACCAACGGTCTCGGGTTTACCCGCGAGAACTACGGCCGCATCCCGATGCGAGATCGGATCAAGGTCGTTCAGTTCTCCATCGACGCATTCAAGCCGGAGACCTACGCAAAGCTCCGCGGCGGTTCATGGGCCAGCCTGATGCAGAACTGCGGTTTCATTTCCGAACTCAGGAAGGCCGGCAAGATCGACCGAAGTGAGTGGGGCTTTGTGTTCCAGGCCGCGAACTGGCGAGAACTGCCGGCGTTCCTCGAAATGGCTAGGGCGTACAGCGTTGACAAGGTGGTCGTCTACACGCTTCTGAATCACGCGATGGGTGACGGATACGGTTGCCACGCGATTCATCATCCGGAGCATCCGGACCACCGGGCCGCCATTGCGGTGCTGGATGAAGCCAGGATGGCACCCGGGCTCGATGTGTATGTGGAGTTGGCAAAAGAGTCTTCGGTTACGGCATGACATGAAATCACTGATTCGCAATTTGCTTGCCGCCTTCGGTTTGGCGTGCGTGGTGGTCGGGCTCCACGCTGCTTGGCCGCCGCTGGCGTGGATTGTCGGCGGCTTACTGTGTACCGCAATCGCTGCGGTTTGGCATCTCCGTGGGGACGGTCAGCGTGAAAGGAACACGATTTAATGACCGGACTTCTCGACATCTTTCTCGGCCCTCCCGGAAGCGGTTGGGTCAACAAGGGAATCCTAGACGATTACTGGTACACCCAGCGAGGGCAAGCGACAACGGCCGGCGTGACCGTCAGCGAGGAACTCTCACTGACCTATGCTACCGTCTTTGCATGCGTCTCAAAGCTCGCCAAGACGATTGCCACGCTTCCGGCGGCCGTGATGGAGAAGACCTCCAACGACGAGCGGCGTGTTGTCCAAGGGCACCCCCTCAACCGCATTCTCCAGGTGGAGGCGAACCCGGATTGTGGTGCCGTCACGTGGCGGGAAATGATGATGGTTCACCTGCTGCTCTGGGGCAAGTGGTACGCGAAGGAAGTTTACGATCGGAACATGAACCTCGTTGAACTGCGCCCTCGCTTGACGCAGTACATGCAACCGCGGATCGACCGATCGGGAAAACTGTACTTTGAGTACACGCCTCCCGACGAGCCGAAGGACGCATATCCTTCGGAGCAGCTACTCCAGATTCACGGGATGTCCCTCAACGGAGTGACCGGCGTTTCCGTGATCGGACTTCATCGCGAGACCATTGCACTTGGGCTTGCCGCCTCCAAGTTCGCCTCCGCGTTCTACGGCAAGGGTGCATGGATGGGCGGTTGGCTGAAGCAGACGGATGGCCAGAAGCCGGTATCTCCTGAGAAGCAGCGGGAGCACTTGGCCCTAATCAATGAACGGTTCCAAGGGGCCGGCAAGGCGTTCGGCCTTGGGTTCCTTGCAGCAGGCCTTGATTATGTGCCGATTACCGGAATGCCGCTGAAGGATGCAGAGTTCCTCGCAAGCCGGCAGTTCACCAGGACCGAGGTCTGCGGAATCTTCGACGTCCCGCCGTCCAAGATTCACGACGACACGAGGTCGACATTTAGCAACGTCGAACAGAAGAACATCGACTGGTCTACCGACTCCATCCTGCCGTGGTGCATCCGAATCGAAATGGCGTTGAACCGGCGATACTTCCCTGACGGCCGGATGTACGTTAAGCACAATCTTTCTTCCCTGGTGCGTGGCGACATCAAGACCCGCTATGAAGCCTACGCGATCGGCAGGCAATGGGGATGGTTGTCGGCGAACGATGTGCGGGCCCGTGAAGACATGAACCCAATCGACGGCGGAGACAACTATCTGATCCCCATCAACATGGCAGTCCTACGGGACGGTGAGGTGGTTCCGATCTCACAGCCGAAACAGGATTCAGCAACTCCAGGCAACGCCGTGCGTCCGGATTCGTTTGCTGGGTTGTTCCTCGATGCAGCCTCGCAGGTCGTCACCAAGGAATGTCACGCAATCGAGAAGGCATGGAAGAAACACGCCAAGGACCCGACTGCCGACGCCTTCCTCGCGTGGGCCGACAAGTTCTACGGGGAGCACGAGGAATACTTCGTCGAGAAGTTTCGCAGCCCGCTCGAAACAGCCTTCGACTTGCTCGGCATCGGCGAAGTAGAGGTCAAGCTGGCGGGCCTGGCACGAAGCTACGTCGCCGGCAACCGTGGCAAGTTGCTTGCCGCCGTCGAAACCGGGAGCGTTCCCGAGTTGGTTGCGGAGTGGAAGGCCGGGCGCGTTGACTCGTTGGTTCGACAAATCACGTCGGTGGCATCGGTGCTGCCGGCGGCAGCCTGAAGGGATACGATGCAGCGGTTTTCCAAACGACTGAGCGGACTCGTCGTGCCGGCCGAATTGCCGGCACACGAGATGCGATACGAGGCGCTGGAGATCCGGGATGATGTCGCACGGAAAAGGATAGCTTCGATGCTACAATCGGTTGTAAATACCGCGGACTTCAATCCCGGAGTGACCGTACCACCTGAACTTCGGCGGGTCGCTGATGCGCGTCTGAAGATGCTGCTGCACTTTGGCAGGATGTTGCTTGGTGAGAATTGGGACGTGGAGATCAATACTTAGCCTGAAAGGATACGATAATGGGTACTTTCAACATGACGACGCCTTGGGCGATTCTCCGTGAAGCGTGGCCGCAGGTCGAAGCGAGCATGCGACTCGGCCTGACTGACTCCGACTTCCAGCGCGAGGAAGCACCGGACCCGATTTGCGAACTGCGGACCATGGCACCGCTCTGCGCGGTTGAGGCCCGCGTGCCGCGACTTCCCACCGTCAAAGGCGCCGTTGCGGTCATGCCGATCCGTGGCGTGATTGTGCAGCACCGGGAAGACACCTGGTACGGCGGCGTGACGACCGACTGGATCGGCCGGACGATCGACGAACTCCAGAGCAACCCGAACGTCGGTGCCATCGTGCTCGACGTGGATAGCCCGGGAGGCATCGTGTACGGCGTCGAGGAGACGGCGGACAAGATCCGGAACTACCGCGGAAGCTCCAAGCCGATCTACTCGATCGCGAACGGCATGGCGGCCAGTGCCGCCTACTGGATCGCTTCGGCCGCTGACAAGTTCTTCGTCATCCCATCCGGGCAGGTCGGTTCCATCGGGGTCTGGCAGCCACACGTGGATGTGTCGGGGTGGGAAGAAAAGATGGGCGTCAAGACCACCCTGATTTCCGCCGGCAAGTACAAGGTCGAGGGGCACCCCTACGCCCCACTCGACGATGAGGCCAGGGCTTCGATGCAGGGCGAGGTGGATGCCTACTATGCCAGGTTCCTGTCTGGCGTGGCGGCGAACCGCGGCGTGAAGGTCGCCGACGTGAAGAACGGGTTCGGTGAAGGCCGGGTCGTCATGTCGGACGTGGCCAAGGCAGAGGGCATGGTCGATGGCGTCGGCACGCTGGATGAGTTACTTGCGGCCATCATCCGGCCTGAAAAGGGAGCCGCCCCTAAGGCCGGCAATCGCAACATGACATCGGCCAGGATCAGGATCGCCGAAGCCGAAGGGGCACTCTGATGGCACTGTCAAGACGGCAGCAGCACGTGCTTGGCTTTCTCGTTTGGTACATCGCCACCAACGGGTACAGCCCGACGATTCGTGAGGTGGCGGAGCATTTCGAGTTTACCGTCAGCGCCGCCACTGCGCACCTCAACGCGCTGCGCCGCAAGGGTTCAATCACCTGGCTGTCGAATGCGGCCCGTACTATTCGGGTTATTGATAAACGTACAGTGCACAAAATTCAAGATTGCGGGAATTGATAACCGTGGTAGGATAGCGACCGAACTTTGACGCCACCGCGACACGGAAGCCGAGCCTTCCGCTAGCAGCGGCGGAACGGTGTGTAACGTCTGCCGAGACAGTCGCGAAGCATCAAGGCGTGTTTTCTCACAAGAAAACCCGCTGGGTGCTTCGCGCTTTTCGTTGCGCTCCGCCCCAGTGGGGCATGGAGCCAACGAGATGGACAAGATCAAGGAACTCATCGCCAAGCGGCAGGCGGAGTTGGATGCCGCGAAAGCTCTTCGCGACAAGGCCGCGGCCGAAAACCGCGACCTGACCGACGAGGAGTTGTCGGCAGTCGACGGCCATCTTACCAAGGCCGGCGAATTCAAGACCCAGATCGAGGCGGCCCAAGAGGCAGACCGGAAGCGGCAAGAGGCCCTCAAGAGGTTGGCCGAGGAAGACGCCTGGGGCAGCCAGGTCCAGGAGCATCAGCGGGTTCGGCAGACCAACCCGGCCCATGCGACCGGCCAAACCAATGTGCGGGTCACGTGCGGCGAAGCCTCCGGCAGGTGGTCTTGCTTCGGTGAATGGCTCGCCAAGGTCCGCGGCGCCACCATGTCTCCCGGCAATGTCGACCAGCGGCTTCTCGTCCTGTCGGAACGCGACCAGATCAGCGATACCGCGTATCGGAATCTCGGTCCCCTGGCTGCGGCCTCTGGGCTTGGCGTCGCGGTCGATGCGGACGGCGGATACCTGATCCCCGCGGAATTCCGCGACGTGATGGTCAAGCAGCTTTTCGAGACGGGAGCGGTTCTCTCTCGTGTTGCCAAGGCTTCCCTGACCGGCAACACCCTCAAGATCCCCTACGTTAACGAGACGAGCCGAGCGACCGGCAGCCGGGCCGGCGGCGTCCAGGGGTACTGGATCGACGAAGGAACTTCGCCGACCGTCAGTGCGCCGAAGTTTGGACGGCTCGAACTCAGCGTCAAGAAGGTCGCTGTCGCCGGCTACATCACCGAGGAGATGATCGCCGACTACGGCGCCTCGTCCACCCTGATGATGAATGCCTTCCGCGATGAGCTTGTGTGGCTCGTCGAAGACGCCATTTTCAACGGCACTGGCGTCGGGCAGCCGCTCGGCATTCTCAACGCCGACGCCCTGATCGAGATCACCAAGGAATCCTCGCAGACCGCAGCGACGGTCTGGGGTTCCAACATCGTCAAGATGTGGGCCCGCATGCCGGCCCGCAGCCGCGCGAATGCCGTGTGGTTCTGCAACCAGGACTGCGAGACCCAACTGTGGGGCCTCGGGATTCTGTCCTCTGGCGACTCGTCGACCTCGGACGTGATTCCCTTCTACAGCCCTGCCGGCTCGCTGCTCAACCAGGGGCAGTACGGCGTCCTGATGGGCAGGCCGGTCGTTCCCGTTGAGTATTGCCAAACGCTCGGAACCAAGGGGGACATCTACCTCGTCGATCCGACACAGTACCTCTTCGTGGACAAGATGGGCGGCTTGCAGTCCGCAAGCTCCGTCCATGTCCGGTTCCTCTACGACGAGCAAACCTTCCGCGTGACGTATCGCGTGGACGGCCAGCCGTTGTGGAACTCCGCAGTCACGCCTGCGAACGGCAGCAACACCTTGTCGCCGTTCATCGCCTTGGCCGTCCGTTCGTGATCCGTTTTCGAGAAAGCTGAAGGGAGTTTTCAGTAATGGCTCATCTCTGCCAAAACGCCCAGATCGTGGTGGCGTTCGATCCGGTGAACCTCGCTACGGCCGGCGGAACGGGCGACTACGTTTCGCTGAAGGGCTACAAGCACGTGACGGTGCTGTTCGTCAAGGGCGATGGTGCATCGGGTGAAGACCCGACCATCACGCTTTATCAGGCGACGACCGTTGCGGGTGGTTCGGCGAAGGCGCTTACCTTCACCACCATCTACGTCAAACAGGGTGCGGACATGGCCGCAATCGGGACGTTCACCAAAACGACCCAGACCGCGGCCAGCACCTACACCAGCGCAACCGCTGGTGAGCAGAAGGCCGTGTGGGCAATCGAAATCGACGCCGACCAGCTCGACGTTGACAACGGGTTCGACTGCATCCGAGCGGACATCAGCGATGTCGGCGACACCAGCCAAATCGGCACGGTGCTGTACATCCTGACCGAGCCTCGGTACGCAGGCGAGACCATGCCGTCCGCGATTGCCTGATTTCCTCGCACCAAACCGGGGCGGGCCTGGCGTGTCGCAGCATCGACGGCACGCCAGGCCCATAGGATTTTCTCATGTACATACCAACCCACACACTCTTGACGGGCTTGCGGATTGTGCGTCCGAACCTCATGGCAAGGCGGCCCATAGTCGCCGGTGACACCACCGATCAGACCAAGAGGCCGGCGGCACAGACGCCTCGCAAGCCCCAAAAGCGGAAGCCGGAATGACTGCCAGGGCGTGGACGCGATACACGCTGGTCACGGCTGCCACGGTCGAGCCGGTCACGGCTGCGACTTTGCGTGACCAGATCCGCAGTGTCAGCGACGAGGAAGACGGCCTCCTAGGCGTTTACCTCTCGGCCGCTCGCACGACAATCGAGAACCGCCTCGGCCGCAAGCTCATCAATCAAGTCTTCGATGTGTACTTTGACCGGTTTGCCGATACGCTTCTCCTGCCGTTCGGGCCGCTAGCGTCAACAGGAATAACGAGCGTCAAGTACCAGGACTCCAACAACACGCAGCAGACGGCGGCCGCAACGTACTACGAATCAGCCGAATGGTGCAGGCGGCCGATCGTTCGGCTGAAGTACAACCAGGTGTGGCCGTCAACACTGGGCCACGCCGACGACGTTGTGATCCGAGCGACCTTCGGATACGGTGCGACCGCCGCGTCAGTCCCGTCGCCGATTCGGCATGCGATCGCCTTGCTGGCCGCTCACATGAACGAAAACCGCGAGCCTGTGAACGTCGGCAACATTGTGAATACCGTGCCGCTTGGGATTGAATCGTTGCTTGCGGACTACGGGCTGGAAATGCCCAATGAGTGCTATGAGGTGTAGGCGGTGTTTACCAGGTGCGTTGCGATCAATCTCGATAGGCGGCCTGATCGATGGGAATCATTCCTCGCAAGGCTTCCGAAAGATTGGCCGTTTCCAGTACCGGAGCGATGGGCGGCGTGCGATGAAGACCAGCCAAACAACAAGCCCCCAGCATACTGGACTCAATGCCACGGTGCGTGGGGCTGCTATCAGTCGCACGTCGCGGTGCTCAGGTGGATTGCAGAAGAGCGACTCGATAAGGTGCTTGTGCTGGAGGATGATTGCATTTGGGCCGGCAACTTCACGGAACACGCCAAGCGGTTCTTGGAAGCACTGCCAGGAGACTGGGGGCAGTTTTATCTCGGGGGAGAACACATTGCCCAAAACAAAGGACTTCCCCGATCGGTTAATGAAACTGTCTTGCGGTGCTACAACGTCAATCGGACGCACGCATACGCGGTCCGGCGTGACTTTGCCGAGTTCGCGTTACGGTACCTAACGAAACGCCGCCACAACCGCCATGTCGATTACGTATTCGGAGAAATGCACGAGCGAAGTTTTTACCCCGTCTATGCTCCACCTCGTTGGCTTGTCGGGCAGGCGGCCGGCCCGAGCGACGTGGCAAAGTGTGCGGACTGGCGGGCTTCATTGGTAAAGACAGAGTCGTGGTGGAATCACTTCCGGTACCTGGATGAAAGCGGGCAACGACAGACGCAGCGGTGAACTATGTCTGGGGCCGGAAAGAAACGCGAGCGAGTTGCGGTTTACAGTAACACCCCTACCGTCAATAGCGACGGCGAGCGTATCGAATCGGAAGTTAAGCTGTTTGAACCGTGGGTGGAGATTCAGCCGGTTAGCGGGATTGAACGGTTTACGGCCAGGCAGACACAATCAAACGTTACGCACATCGTAAGAATGCGGAGCGACTCGTACAGTCGGACCATTACGCCACGATTTTGGATCATCATGTCGGACGGGGCCACGCGGCTCAATATCGTGCGGGTTTTCGACAGAGATCAGCGTCGTCGGGAACTGGAGTTGGAGTGTGTGGAACATGCGACTGGGATGTGATTCGTGGGGATGATCGAAAACGTCCGAACTGCCTTACTTACCCTTGACGCCGTGACGGCGTTCGTTGGCACTGGCAGCAGTTCACGA